GAAGCATTGTGTGACTAATGCACATATGTGGTATAATAGACTCAGAGGCACTAACGCCTCGTTGATGAAAGGACGAGTATGATGAAGGACATGGAAGTAAAACACGCTGCTTACACGAACGATCACTACGGTCAGTGGGGCGCAGTTCTCATTGAGTCTTCGATGGGTGATGCGATTCGTCACGCACTCATCATTCCAATGCGAATAAACCTTCGCGATGAAGACTTCGTCTTCCGCGTGAAGACGCAGCGAAAGTCAACGAAGCGTGCGCTCGCGTACACTGTGTTTCGCACTCTTGACGAAGCAACGACGGCAGCAATTGACGAGGCTGATCTCGCTCTCTTTGAAGATGAAGCAGATCTCATCAGTCTTTGATGATGCATTCATTTGATATAATAGAAACACCAACACAGACGGAGGACACTATGTCAACGACATTCAAGTACGCAAACACTGCACAGTTGCTTGCGATCAACACGAACGCAATCACGCGTTCACTCAATCGAGCGTTGTCAGATGAAGGCATCAACAACCTTGACATCAACGGCTTTCACGTTCTTATGACAACGTGGCTCCTTGACGATGGCGACACGCTTCGCAGTGAGTGGCTTGTGAAGATGCGTGACCAAGATATGCCAGCGCACATCTTCATTGATGCGACGCCCGGCGACCCAGGTGCAAAGATCATAGAAATGCTACCTCTCGCACATGCGAGTGACACAGAGGAGGAGTGATGACTGGTCCCACGATCGGTGACACATTTGACTTCGAGTTGACGCCCGAAGTCGATCAAGATACGCAAGTCGTTCCTGCGGCAGACGTTCGCGTTGGCGATGGGCTTTGGTGCATCGTTGATGAGAACGGCAACGAAACGCAACTCTCAAGCGGACGACGCATCAACAACGTTCAGCAAGTGACGCGCGATGGACGCATTGGCTTTCAGTTTACGTACTACGACGACTGGGTCACCGGTGCGTTTGAAGGTCAGAACGTTCGCATCTCAAGGCGAGGCATTGGGCCTGTGATTCCTTGAGTGCACTAATGTGATATAATAGATACAGCGGCACCAACACCGCAAAGACGAAAGGACGAATGACATGGCTGATCTACTCAGCGACGCGGCACGCGACAAGATGCTCGAGAAAGTTCGAGCACTCATGGACAAGGCCGAGGCAACGAACTTTGCTGAAGAGGCTGAACTCTTCATGAACAAGGCGCAAGAACTTCTCACGCGCTACGCACTTGACGAGGCGATGCTCGACCTCGTTGACAAGACAAGACTCAACCGCGACAAGATCGTCACGATCATCATGCGCGTCGGCGACCCACACGCGAAGGCGCGACTTCAATTGCTCTCTGCAATTGGGAAGTCCAATGACGTCAAGATCGTCTTCGGCGGCTACGGCAAGTGGGCGCACCTTGACGCTGAGGAAATGAAAGTTGATAGCGTCTTGTTTGCAGATGAGAAAGATAAGAAGCGTACGAAGAACGGCGCAATTGCGTACCTCACAGGATTCAGTCGCGACATCGATGCGACGGTGCTGCTCTTCACATCGTTGATGATTCAGTCAACGCGTGAGTTCGCCAAAGTCGAAGTTCCTAGTTACGAAAATAAGTACACTTACTATCGGCACTTCATCCTTGCGTTCTCAAGCGCAGTGCGTACTCGTCTGATCAAAGCCAAGAGAGAAGCGGTCAAGGTCGCGGAGGCTGATGCGCAAGAGAAAAATGAGACGCTGCTTCCCGTGCTCGTCGAGCGTGAGAAGCAAGTTCAACAAGAATACGAACGCAGGTGGGCAGGTCGTCTCGGCAAGACTCGCGCAACACACGTTGACTACGGACGCGGAGGACACGCAGGATACGCCGCAGGAAATCGCGCAGACGTCGGCAACGTTCGAGTTGGCGCCGGCGGACGGAAAGCGTTGGGTCGCTGATGCCGTACGTTGGAGAGATGAGTGATCAGCAAAGAAATGTCTACATGGCTCAAGAGTATGTGAGCAAAGGACGCTTCTTCACATCATATGAAGATGCGCAAATCTTTGCTGACTCACTTACTTCAAGTTCGTGGTGGGGCGAGGCGTACCCATTCATTGTGCGAATCGAGATACAAGACGCGCCTGAAGGCGAGCCTGCGACAGGAGCGTACGATGAAGACGTTCGAGTTGCAGTCGCACAGATTCCACGCTCAATGTTGTGCGAACGCACGCTTCTTCATGAAGTTGCGCACGCAATTGCTCCTGTAGAAGCAGGGCACAACAAACGTTGGGTGCGTGAGTTTATGACGCTGATGTATCGTGCGTTGGGAAGTGATCGATATCTCGAACTCTTCCAAGCGTTTACGAATCACAATGTTGAGATGTAACGATGAGCATCTCAATGTTATAGAATATCTACAATAAGTACTAAGGCAGGTGATCTTATGTGACCTAACTTGTGCCGACAAACCAAGTCCTGGAAAGTCCAGGCAAGACACATACACACGACGGAGGACATCATGTGGGTAATGACAACAGACGGCTTCTTCAGCGCAGTCGAGAACTTCTTCGACAACGATGAAGTGTGCGTGCGCTCGCGCCGCCGCGATGATCTCGAGAATCTTCTCGACACCAGCGGTCTCGAAGCAGACATCGTAGTTGACGATGGCGCTGACTACCGCTACCGCGTATTCGTGACCAAAGCGAGTTGGGCCGGGTACCTCGCAAGTGCCGCGCTCGACATTGACTACAACAACTTCAAGGGAGAAATCTCGAAGCACAGTAAAGATCATGCAAAAGTGTACGGCAACGTATGGCATAATCTCTATGAACTTCAACTCACGGAGGAGCGAGACTGATGCAAACATTCCTTCCGTATGAGAACTTCGCTGAGTCAGCAAAAGTTCTCGATATGAAACGTCTTGGCAAGCAACGCGTAGAAGCACTTCAAGTTATTCAAGCGCTCTTGCCAGGAAGCACGTCAAGTTGGCGCAATCACCCAGCCACGAAGATGTGGCGCGGTCACGAGTCGTGGCTTCACACGTACGCATTGCAGATTTGCGACGAGTGGATTGATCGCGGCTATCGCGACACTTGCCGCGACAAGATTGACGCGCTCGTGCGCGAGCACTTCGGCTGGGAAACGCCTCGCCCACCGTGGCTTGGCGATAGTGACTTTCATCGTGCTCACCGTAGCAACTTAGTGCGTAAGAACGCAGAGTTCTACGCGCCAAAGTTCGAAAGTGACTTGCCCGATGACCTTCCGTACATTTGGCCAGTGCAATGAGGTGTAGAGTTCGTGTGTGACCATTCGCACGTACTACAACCTCCCACTTGATGTCGATGAAGCGCTCCACCCACTCACGGTGCGAGCGCTTTGTCGTATCATTGAGAAGCATGGTCTAACAATGACATTCGATGAGATTATCGATGGTATGTTTGGGACAGGATCTACAACGCGAAGAGGCGTCGTTCAACATCGCATTCGCATTGTTCGTGACGAACTTGACGCATTGTGTGATCGTAACTCAACGCTTGTTGAGGCAGGATCATTAGGAGTGGTGGGAGCCCACGGGTATCGATTGACACCCGAAGGCGTCTCACACATAGAAGGAGGAGACGATGTCGACATCGATTGATGTTGAGAGCGATGAGCGCATCACGAGTGACGTTGAAGGCGTAGGAGACGCACTTCGGCGAGTTCGTAAGATGCGCGGAATGTCGCAAGCAGAACTTGCAAAGCGCGTGGGAATGCGTCAACCCGCAATCACGCGTCTTGAGAACGGGCACCATGTTCCTACGTGGCGTACGTTGTCTAAGGTAGCCGATGCACTTGATGCGCATCTTGTCGTAAGCGTTGTTCCTTCGGGTGCGCTTACGAATGAGTAGGCGTAAGAAGAAGCAGCACAACGGCGAGTTTCACGACCCACTTCCTCTCGTAGGGAGGAAAGGCTTCACGCATCAATTCACGATTGACGGCGTTGATGGGTACCTCATCACCGGCGAGTACGATGATGGGCGTCTTGGTCAAATCTTCTTCTACGTCTCAAAGCAAGGATCAACGTTGCGCGGACTCTTCGATGCGCTTGCGACCGCAGTGAGTCTCGGACTTCAGCACGGCGTTCCGCTTGGGTCATACGTTGAGAAGTACATTGGACAAACGTTTGAACCAAGCGGCATGACGCATGACGCAGAGATTCGCACAGCAACTAGCGTTGTTGATTACGTCTTTCGTCGACTCGCTCTCGACTACCTTGATGCAGAGTCACTTCGCCGGCTAGGTATAGATCCAGTCAATGCATGATATCGACGCCCTGAGAGTGATCTAGGGCCTCATGGATGTAAGATCTCCCTATGTCTGATGGACCTGATGAAGTAATCGAGGCTGAGATCGTCGAAGACGACTCAATGAGCATTGTTGCACAATGCCAACACTTCACAGCGAAGGGCGTTCAGTGTAAGCGCGCTCCTGTTGAGACGTATCCGTTCTGCCAAACGCACCTTAGCAGCGCATCGATTGATGACATTGCGCTTGTTCGTTCGAAAGACGTATCATTCGCAGACATTCGCGGACGTAAAGTCACGAACCCACTCGATGAACTTTCGTACCTCGTCAGTGAAGTGCTTACGTACAAAGACTACTGCGCAATGCAAGTTGCAAAGTTGAGAGGTGATGAACGTTATGAAGGACGAGGCGGCGAACAACTTCGCGCTGAAGTTGCGTTGTATGAGCGTTCTCTCGATCGCGCAGGCAAGATGCTCGTTGAGTGGAGTCGACTCAACATTGACGAACGTCTCGCTCGCATTGAAGAAGCGAAAGCAGCAGCGATTCTCGAAGTGATTCGTCGTGCGCTCATGGCTGCTGAACTCGATGAAGACACACGCAAGATTGCAGAGAACGTAGCAATCAAAGAATTGAAAGCACTCGCTCGTGGCCTTCGCTAACCCATTCGCAGGAGACCGCATTCAATCAGCGACGGTAAGTTCTGCGTTCGACATCGCAGCAGATCGTCTCGAGTGGGATCGTAAGCAACTCGAGATTGCGTCTGACCCAGTGACGTGGATTCGCGAGATCCTCGGTGAGCATCCTTGGTCAAAGCAACAAGAGATTGCGCGTTCAGTGCGCGACAATCGACGCACTGCTGTGCAATCATGTCACGACGTTGGCAAGTCATACATTGCGTCGCGTCTTGTGTGTTGGTGGATCGCAGCGCACCCACCAGGTGAAGCGTTTGTCGTTACGTCGGCACCTACGTTCCAACAAGTTCGAGCAATTCTTTGGCGTGAAATCAACAAAGCACACGCTAAAGGAAACCTCATCGGTAGCACAACTGAGACTGAGTGGAAGATCAACAAAGAAATGGTGGGCTTCGGTCGTAAGCCGAGTGACTACTCACCAACTGCGTTCCAGGGCATTCACGCTCGTTACGTTCTTGTGATCTTGGACGAGGCGTGCGGTGTGCCTGAGTCGCTGTGGGACGCCGCTGACACTCTCATTACGAACGAGTCATCGCGCATTCTTGCGATTGGAAACCCTGACGACCCAACGTCTGAGTTCGCAAAGATCTGCCAACCCGGCACTGACTGGAACAAGATTCGCATCAGCGCGTACGACTCGCCAAACTTCACCGGCGAAGACATTCCAGACGCAGTGCGTGACGTTCTCGTTTCTCCAACGTGGGTTGACGAAAAGAAGAAGAAGTGGGGAGAGAATCATCCGTTCTGGCAGTCAAAGGTGCTCGGACTCTTCCCGCAACAAAGTGCAACCGCATTGCTTCCGCTTCAAGCGCTTCTTCAAGCGACTCGTTATGAGTACAAGCCGACAGAAAGCGACCCCAAAGTCATTGGCGTTGACGTTGCACGCTTCGGTACAGACAACACTGTGTTTGCGTTGCGTCACGGCAACAAAGGACGCATCATCTACACAGCGAACGGCTCTGACACGATGGAGACTGCTGCGAAAGTGAAGACGTTCATGCGTCGTTACAAAGCAGAGACGGCAGCAGTTGACACCGTTGGTGTTGGTGGCGGCGTGTACGACCGACTCGCAGAAGAGAATGAAAGCGTCATCTCAATGATCGCTGCATCGCGCGCTCGTGACTACATCACGTATGCAAACTCGCGTGCTGAGTGGTATTGGACGTTTCGTGAGTTGTTAGAGACTGGAGAGATTGATCTCGACGGCGAAGATGAAGAACTTATTGAGCAACTCGCTGGCATGCAATTCAAGATCGACACGCGTGGACGCATCGTTATCGAGTCAAAAGAAGACATGAAGAAGCGCGGACTTTCATCGCCTGACCGTGCTGACGCACTCATTCTTGCCTTTGGAGGAGACTTTGATCAAGACTGGGGATCCGCGTACGGTGTGTTAGCGTGCAAGTCTTGCGGACGTTCTTTTGTTGAAAACGGACAAACAGCGTGCCCGAACTGCGGAAGCAAGATAGGATGATCAGTGAAGAGATCGAATCGTACGACACAAGACACACTCGAAGGCATCGGACTCTCACAAAAAGAGTTTGAGAAGATCCAGTGCGTTCACTGCGGTGGAGCGCACTTTCGAGCGTGTCCTCGCGTCAAGCGAATGGTCTTCAACAATTCAGGTGGCCTTCAAGAAGTAGAGTTCTGGCCCGAAGATTCATGGTCGACTGAGAACATCATTTGGCCCGAAGACATTATGGAGGAAGAGGAACATGCCGACGCAGGCTGAGACTGCAGCACACAAGGGATTGAAAGAAGCCGAGGCGCTTCTCAACTCCGAAGCACCTAACTACCAAGTTCTCCCAGTTATTCGCAAAGCGATCGCTGACGCAGAAGCAGCAAACCCTGAACTCGCGACCGCGGTGAAGACTGCAGAGAGCGTTCCTGCCGTGAAGACTCTCACGAACAAGATCGAGGCTGAGGCTGAGAAGATTGTTGATGAGGTCGAGGCAGACGTTGAGAAGGTTGTTGAGAAGGTCACGGGTAAGAAGGCTGCGCCCGCAAAGACTGACGCTCCTAAGGAGACCGAGGCGCCCGTTGAGGCACCTGCCGCTGAGACGCCCGCTAAGTAACGCGCGCTCGTTCTAAGGAATAACGTTGAGCAAGCGGGCGATCGCTCGAGCACTGAAGACTAAGGCCGCGCAAACGGGCGGCGCTGCGTCATTCGTTCAACCACAAAATGCGTTGACGTCGTATGGCGCATGGAACGCAGGCACTGGCGGCGTTGGAACTAATCTTCCTCGTGGTGATATGTTCACGAACGGATCGTTCTCGCCTCTCAATCCAATCACGCCTGTTGGCATTGATGCGCCAAACCCTGACACTGGACGTGCTGAACCACGACGCATGCAATACCCAGTTGGCTACAACATGCCGGTTGGGCAACCAGGAAACGAAGGTCTCAAACTCGTATCATTTGCGAACCTTCGTCTTTACGCAGATGCGTACTCTGTCGTTCGTGCGTGCATTCAAGTTCGTAAGGAAGAGATTCTCGGTCTCGACTGGGACATCGTTCCAACTGATGAAGCGCAACGTAAGATGCGTGGTGATCCCGATGCTCACGCAGACTTTCAAAAGCGTCGTGCAGAAGCGCTTGCGTTCTTTCGTCGTCCTGATCCGAACTATCACGACTTCACCGGTTGGATGGGTGCGGTTCTCGAAGACGTTCTCGTTGTTGATGCGCTAAGCATTTACTTGCACCCGCCTCGCGTGCGCAACAAGGGCGTACTCGGCTCTGACCTCGCTGCGTTGGAAGTTCTTGACGGCACAACGATTCGTCCGTTGCTCGACATTCGAGGCGGGTCTCCTCGTCCTCCGTATCCTGCGTATCAGCAGTACCTCTGGGGCGTTCCGCGCACTGACCTCATGGACATCATTCTTCAAGCC